GGCGAGAGGATTTGATCTGTAACGCTTGTGGTTGGACAGATTATCCGAATTGTAAAGAGACCTGGTGTAAGGCTTGGGTGCGCCATACGAAGAAAAAGTAAAGGGGATTTTGATGATTTCAGGAGCTGGACATGCTGTTCGGCTCTTTATTTTTGCCTAAAAATTCATCATTTTTCTGCCCACTTTCATGTTTCAAATCCGGGCTTCTGCCCACTTTTTCTGGGCTTTTTACATTTTTGACAGGAAAAAATAAGGGGTGTAAAGGCATTTACTTGCGCTTTTGCCCAAAAAAAGTGGGCTTTTGCCCACTTTCAAAACCCAAACTTGACCACACACTACGTCTAACTACGCTTATAGAAGGTCGATAGAAGGTCTAACTACGTTTATTGCCCACTTTGCCCACTTTTTTTACCCTTATTACATGATAGAAAAATTCAATATTATATATAAATAAGCGAAAAAAAGTGGGCAAGTGGGCAGAATGATTTTTTGAGGAGGAATTGAGACGATTGAGACGAGAAATAAAGTGGACCGACATATACACCGATTTTAAGAAAACATATCCTAAGCTTTCTAAGGACGTTATTCGTTATGAACCTCATGGGCACCTGGTTATAGCCGTTCATTTTAGGGATGCGACAAAAATGCTGTATGACTATACGAACCGTAGAGCCAGGTTTGTATCGTGAACAGTGTTATAAAGGGCGTAAACGAACAACAGCAAAATCTTCCATTTTTGCAAAAGGTATGGTATATTATAGATGCCACACAATTTTATAGAATTCTTTACTGCGGGAAAATACTTGGCAAAAAGTGTTTTCTCTCTTTACTTATACCCGTAGTGAAGGATAAGATTGTGTGGCAACAATGGGAGAATGCGCTTTTTCAGTGCGTCTCTTATTGGGGCGCACTTTTTATTTTGTCTGGAGGTAGAAAGGCTATGTCGGAGCAGATGGAACTTTTTCGGATGTTAGAGAAAGACTTGAATTTTGAACTGGCACCGTGTGATAGAAATTTTGACTTGGACGCAAAATCCGGTCTTACAAAACTGGAGCTTACGCCAGCCCAAAAAGGGAAGGTTAGCGCATTGTTTTCTCAAATGCCGGCAATGCTTGCAAGCGAAACTATGGCTCACGCCTATGTATTAAAACTTCCAGAGGGCTTATCAGGAATGAACAGTTTAATGTCCTATCGTAGCGGTGGCCTCGGTACTCCTATTATGGGCGAGAACGGAAAAATCGTTGCACATGCTTCTTTGCATGGTGTTTCCGACCAAGCTTTGCTTCTCAGCTGCTTTACTGCAATGTCGATTGCTTCCGGACAATATTTTCTTACCCAGATTCATAGCGAGCTTAAGATGATGAGAATGAATTTGGACAAAATTTTGGAGTTTCTGTACGGAGACAAAAAAGCAGAGTTGATGGCCGAAATAAGCTTTGTTAAATACGCTTATCAAAACTATAATTCGATCATGTCACATGAAGCGCAAAGGACGGCGACAATAGCCAGTATTCAAAAGGCCAAGAAAGTCGCTATGAAAGATATCGAATTCTATATGAACGATCTTGATTCGGCGGCAAAAACCAAGGATAATTCAGAGTTAATATCTACTGTTAATAAGGCGTTTCAAATTAAAGAAAGTCTAGAGCTTTCGATGCAGCTGTATGTATTCAGCAATTTATTGGAATTGTATTACTCTCAGAATGCCGATTCAAGTTACATAAAATATGTCGAAGCTGACGTATCCTCGTATATCGATAAATGTGAGAAACGTATGCTAAGCAGCTTCAGTGTTCTTGACGCATTTGTCCGAGATTACAAAGGCAATCTCCTTAAGAAGATTGACACATCAGAAATAGAGAAGGAGGTCGGTGGATTGCTTGATCGTCTGAACAACGGGGAAGAAATTCCAATGCGGCAGACTTTGCATGCGGCGTTAAGTGCTCAGACGAGGAAGGCAGAATACTATATGGCAGAGGACGGAAATATTTATTTAAAGACCGCGTGAAATTTATTATATTTAGGAGGATAAAGAATGAAACGTATCGTATTTTCAACACTTATTTCTCTGGCCTTAGTGTTAGGTCTTGCGTCTTGCGGGGATGGAGCAAGTGGCTCTAGCACATCGGTAGTTAGTTCAGAGATTTCAAGCTCTCAGAGCGCATCGGCTTCGGAGAGCGAGACAATTCCAGATTCGTCTAGCGCTGAAGTGGCGAGTAGCAGTTCAGTTGCGAGCGTGTCAGCTTCGAGCGAAAGTATTTCGGAGCCTAAAAATACAAATATAACGGCTGACACGAATGAAGAGTTCGCTGCAATTTTAGCGGCATCTAGTATGTATGATGAGTCAATTGAAAAATTTGCGAAAAAATATTCGTATAGTACGATTGAATTTGATGGTTGTATAACCTATATAACAAATCACGATGATTATGATACCCGGTATGATTTGCTTTTGTCTGCTGGCGACTACGTAGATGAAAATACCCAAAACCCAGGGCCAAACTTTAAGTTTGAAGATGTTGGAACTCGTGACTTGGGAATCAGCGATTTATTCTTGCCTGATTTCGTAGACATTGGAAGTAATGTGCATGTCGTCGCAAAAGTTCTAGAGTTTGACGATGACACGGGGATTTTCGAACTGGAACCAATATCTTTAGAGGCGAGATAATTTTAAATTACACAAAGACAGAGTTGCTTTCGAGCTTCTCTGTCTTTTCTTTTTCTGTTTTACAGCTTCGCGAAAAAAACATTGACTGTTATGAAGAGAGAGGATAAAATGGCCATTTTTGAATAGACACTCTCTTTTGCATTTTAATGAAGTGAAAGGAGGCCCAAGATGGCTAGGAGTTCTAGGCTCGAAAGTGGATTTCAAGATGGTCTGATTCAGCGTTTAAAAAATATGTTCCCTGGCTGCATGGTCTTTAAAATGGATCAAATACAAGGGCTTCCTGATCTGTTGGTCTTGTATCAAGATAAGTGGGCGTCCTTAGAATGCAAAAAATCTGCGAATGCTGCAAAACAACCCAATCAGGAATATTACGTAGATCTGATGGACAACATGTCCTTCTCAAGATTTGTTTATCCTGAGAATAAGGAGGAAGTGTTAAGTGAACTTCAATCGGCATTTCGAACTTGAAGGGCTGCATGCTTTTCTTGGGCCGAGTAAATATCATTGGCTCAATTACAGCGAAGAAAAAATGGCTGACTCATATTTGAATTTTCTGGCGGCACAGAGAGGAACAGAGCTGCATGCGTTCGCTGCGCAATGCATTCGACTGGGACAGAAATTACCCAAATCACAAAAAACACTCAACATGTATGTAAACGATGCAATTGGCTTTCGGATGACTCCCGAGCAACCACTATTCTATTCGGAAAATTGTTTTGGGACTGCGGATGCCATTTCGTTTCGAAAAGACATGCTTAGAATTCATGACTATAAGTCGGGTGCGATTCCGGCCCATATTGAGCAGCTTGAAATATACGCTGCTCTTTTTTGTTTGGAATATCGTGTGAAGCCGACTGATATTGAAACAGAGCTTCGCATCTATCAAAGTGATGATATTCTGTGTCACAATCCGACTGCGGATGATATTTCGGCAATTATGAATAAGATTATCGTTTCTGACAAAATCATCAAGAAAATTAAAGAACGGGAGAGCTAAGCCATGAATTCTATTGCTGAAGATAATTTGATGCATTACGGCACACCAAGACATTCGGGTCGCTATCCTTGGGGTTCTGGCGATAATCCCTATCAGCGCAGCGGAGATTTTTTAAGCCGTATTGAAGAGCTGAAAAACCAAGGACTTACCGAAACCGAAATTGCCAAAGCAATGGGAATGTCTACGACTCAATATCGTGCGCAGAAATCCTTGGCAAAGGACGAACGACGTGCATTAGATGTTGCCCGGGCAAAGTCTCTTCGGGAAGACGGTCTAAGCCTGAATGAAATTGCGAGGGAGATGGGTTTTGCCAATGATTCTTCTGTTCGCTCATTGCTGAACGAACGTTCTGAAGCTCGGATGAATCAAGCGAAGAAGACTGCGGAATTTCTGAAAGAGCAGATAGCGGAAAAAGGGATGATCGACGTTGGCACGGGTGTTGAACGTGAACTTGGAATTTCAAAAGAGAAGCTAAAAGAAGCTTTGGCGATCCTCGAAGCAGAAGGATATCCAGTATACGGCGGGAGAATCCAGCAGGCCACGAATCCTGGAAAACATACAACTCTTCAGGTGGTTTGTCCTCCGGGTACGGAGCATAAGGAAATATACGACTACGACAATATTCATTCTGTGAAAGATTATATTTCTTATGATGATGGCGAATCTTTCAGAAAAAGTTTCGTATATCCTGAAAGCATGGATTCCAGTCGGCTGAAAATCCGTTATGCGGAAGACGGGGGAATCGAGAAAGACGGCGTTATCGAAATTCGCAGAGGCGTTGAGGATCTTTCTCTTGGAGAATCTCATTATGCACAAGTTCGAATTCTCGTTGACGGAAATCGGTATCTTAAAGGGATGGCCGTATATTCTGACGATTTGCCTGATGGTGTGGATGTCGTGTTCAATACGAACAAAAAACAAGGAACTCCGACAGGAGACGTTCTGAAGAAAATTACCAATGATCCCGAAAATCCGTTTGGCTCACTCATTAAAGAGCATGGAGGTCAAAGCTATTACGACGATCCGAATGGTAAGTACACCGATCCGGTAACAGGAAAGAAACAGTCGCTTTCTTTAATCAATAAGCGCGCTGAAGAGGGGGACTGGGGTGAATGGAGCGACCATCTTCCGTCACAATTTCTCTCCAAGCAAAGTATGACACTCATCAATAAGCAGCTCGACTTAGCGACCAAAGACAAGTTTGCGGAGTTTGATGAAATATGTTCTTTAACAAACCCGACTGTAAAAAAGGCCCTTCTCAAGTCTTTCGCTGATGATTGTGACTCCGCAGCCGTCCATTTACAGGCAGCAGCATTACCGCGTCAAAAGTATCAGGTTATCTTGCCTGTTACAGATATGAAGGACGATGAGGTGTACGCACCAAATTACAAAAACGGTGAAAAAGTCGCTCTTATCCGCTATCCACATGGCGGAACTTTCGAAATACCGATTTTAACAGTAAACAATAAGCAGCCAACAGCTAAAAGAATGTTGGACAATGCTCTTGATGCGATTGGTATTAACAGTAAAGTTGCAGAGCGTCTATCAGGAGCTGATTTCGACGGCGACACCGTTATGGTCATACCCACCGGTGGAAAGGTTAAGGTTACATCAACACCGCCACTAAAGGGGTTGGAAGGCTTTGACCCAAAGCTTGAATATGGCGGTAAAAAAGAGGGAACCTTTAAGCCCATGAAAAACACGCAAACTGAAATGGGAAAGATTTCAAACCTCATTACCGACATGACTTTGAAAGGTGCTACTCAGGATGAGCTTGCTCGTGCTGTCCGCCACAGTATGGTAGTTATCGATGCTGAAAAACACAAGCTCGATTACAAACAAAGCGAACAGGATAACGGGATTTCTGCTCTTAAGAAAAAGTATCAGGGAACAGTTGATGAGAATGGTCGTTACCATGAAGGTGCTGCGACATTGATCTCTCGTGCTAAATCTGAAACCTCTGTTCTTAAGCGAAAAGGAAGTCCGATTATCAATAAAGAGACAGGTGAGCAGCGCTACAAAGAAGTTTATGAAGAATACACTGATAAGAATGGCAAAGTTAAGGTTCGTACTCAGGCCAGCACAAAGATGGCTGAAACCAAAGATGCCAGAACGCTTTCCTCCGGTACTCCACAGGAAGAAGCATATGCTGATTATGCCAACAACATGAAATCTCTAGCCAACCGTGCACGCAGAGAGATGATGAATACCGGCAAGATTGCGTACTCTGCTTCGGCTAAGAGAACGTATCAGGCAGAGGTAGACTCCCTGGAGGCCAAGCTGAATGTTGCTTTAAAGAATGCACCTCGTGAACGTCAGGCTCAGATTCTTGCTAATGCTGCTGTAAAAGCTAAAAAGCAGGAGAATCCGGACATGACCAAGGGGGAGATTAAAAAAGCGAACCAGCAGGCCCTCACGGCCGCACGAAATTCGGTGGGCGCTAAACGTGAACCCATCCTGATAACAGATCGTGAATGGGAGGCCATACAGGCCGGCGCTATCAGCGAGAACCGGCTTACACAAATCATCAACAATGTAGATACCGATAAGCTCAGACAACGTGCAACACCTAGAGCAACAACAACGCTTAGCTCTGCAAAGGTCAATAAAATTTCATCTATGAATGCATCTGGTTACACGACTGCTGAGATCGCAGAAGCTCTTGGCGTATCAGCATCCACAGTGTCAAAATACTTGAACTGAAAGGAGTGAACCAAGTATTATGGCAAGTAAATGTATGCTTACAACGTTTGACAATCCGTACAATCCTTTTGATGAGTTCACTTCGTGGTTCATGTTCGATGAGGAAAAAGGTTATCATTCGTGTGCTTACTTAGGAAGAATCGCAAAGACATCTGAACAGCTTTCAGATGAGGAAAATGCACAAGAGATTGAGCGTGCGATTGACGAAATCATTAAGTATGATTTTCAAAACATTTATAAAAAAGTGAAACAGTAGTTTATTTGTGGTCGCGGTGATGAGCCTTAGAGGTATAGGGGGGACGCTAAAAACGCACCCCCCTCCGTCATCGCGGCCCTCCTCAAAAATTCCCCGGAGGAACTTTTTTGAAAAAGGCTTCTGGAGCAGGGCAGCATTTAATCGAGCTCATAAGGCTTATTCGCTTCGACGGACACTTTCACGCTTTCTTTTTACCTCCAGATTTTCTCCTTTCAGTGAAACAGAGATTCCGGCGGTCTTATGAGCTCGCTTAAATGCTGTATAAAAGTACAACAAAAGTTAGCATGATTATTACAAAATCTATCAGAGAGGGGGCAGTAACAGGTGAAAAAAATACATGCGGAAAGTAATTCGTCAACAACAAAACGTATTCGCCCGGCTTTGACGCCTGAGGCCAGACAAAACCAGCTTATATCTTTGGCCATTGATTTGGTCGAGAAACGTTTGATAGAAGGAACTGCTTCTTCTCAAGAAACTACGCATTTTTTAAAACTGGCATCCACGAAAGCTCACTTAGAGGAACAGATTCTCGAAAAGCAAAAAGATTTGATTGAGGCAAAAACCAAATCCTTGCAATCCACAGAGCGAATCGAAGAGCTTTACAAAGAAGCGATGAGCGCTTTCCGGAGGTACAGCGGGAGTGGTGAAAGCGATGAAGTTTAAAACATATTCGGAATTGTCACAGCTTCTTTCTTTCGAAGAGCGCTATCAATATTTACGTTTGTGTGGAAAGGTTGGAGAGGATACTTTTGGCTTTGACCGATATCTAAATCAGGAGTTCTACAAAACGGATGAGTGGAGGGCAATTAGAGATGTTGTAATCATTCGAGACAATGGTTGTGACCTCGGTGTAGACGATAGGCAAATAGGTGGCCGCATCTTGATTCACCATATGAACCCTATTACAAAAGAAGACATTTTGTACAGAAGCAAAATGCTTCTTGACCCAGAATATTTGATTTGCACGACTGACAATACTCATAAGGCGATTCACTATGGGGACGAGAATCTTTTAATTAAGAATCCAATTGAGCGTAGACCAAACGATACATGCCCATGGAGGCACTAAGAGGAGGAATTTTAGGTGAACACAGTTACCATTGGAATTGTTACTGACTGCCTTTCCCTGAGCATTCGAGAAGAGCCGGATTCAGATGGCAAGGTTATCGGTACGGTTGATGCCCTTTCAGAACTGATGATTGACGAGGGTGCGTCAAACGAGGATTTTTACAAAGTATGTACTGAAGCAGGCGTAGAAGGGTTTTGCAGTAAACGCTATGTTGCAGTTAGGCCGAAGGAGTGATTATGGTGGATAGCATTTTAACTTCTATCAAAAAACTTTTGGGGCCGGAAGAGGTATATGAACACTTTGACGCGGATATCATTATGCATATCAATTCGGCATTCTCGACTTTGACACAGTTGGGAGTCGGTCCAGAAGAAGGGTTTGTCATTAAAGACAAAACTGCTATATGGACGGATTTCATTCAAGACGACAAACGATTGGAATTTGTAAAAACATACATATATCTCAAAGTGAAGCTCGTGTTCGATCCACCCCTTAGCTCTTCTGTCCTTGACGCGATGAACCGCCAAATCAATGAACTGGAATGGCGATTGAATGTCGCGGTTGATTCAGGGAGGAGGGATTTGGATGTGGAAATATGCTCGCGCTCGCACGGATGAACTTTTTCACTATGGCGTGAAGGGAATGAAATGGGGTGTCCGGCGAACGCCGGAGCAACTCGGTCATTCTCCGAAGGTTGCAAAGGCCGGCAAACGTGTTATACTTAAAGAGAAATCCAGCGGTGGGGAGAAAGGGCTTAAAACTCAGCCATCGTCTGCATTGAGAAAAGGAATTCGAAGTTTGGAGAAACGGATAGCAGAACATGAGGCAAAAATAAATGCGCCAGAAAAGTATTGTGATGAATGGGCTACTTATTCGAAGAATGAACGCATTGGTATGGTTAATCATTGGAAAAAAGAAAATAAAGATTTTCAACAATCCATTTATAACCGATTAGAGGAACTTAGGAACAGAGGTGAAGATTATAATGAATAACGATATTTTTAATCATATTGTAGAGCGGTTGCTAAGAAATGCCGATGATGCGTTGAAAGAATTTGATCAAAACAAGGACGATGAATTTTATCAGGGTAGGCGGTTAGCTTACTGGGAAGTTCTTGACACATTAAAAAGCGAGCTGATGGTTGCCGACTATGATTTAAAAGCATGCGGGCTTGATATAGATGTCGACGCTAAATATATGGGCTTGCACAAAAAAGAATTTTAAAGATTCAATTGGGAGAACAACTTTTCGATGGATAGGAAAACGGGGAAACCGCTGCTAACAGTCTCCCCGTTTCTTGGGCTTGTCAGGCATATGCCAGCAGCCGTTTAAGGTCCACTTTGAGCGAAGCGGTCCCTTTGCTGATGTGCAGATCGGCAATACCGTCTGCGAACAGACGGACAATCGCAACAAGAAGCTTTTTCAGCGTTTGAAAAAATTTCTCGCCCATACTCCTTTCACCTCCTATCCATCGAAAAGTTGCTCTCCTTTCACTTGCCATTCTACGATAGTCGTCGAAAAAACACAATATTCATTTTTATGCCAGGGGCTGTGGAAACACGGCCTCTTTTTAATGCACAAAATAGGTGGTGAAAATTCAAAATGGAGAACGAACTTTTTCATTACGGTGTCCTAGGTATGAAGTGGGGAGTGCGGAGAACGCCGGCACAGCTTGCAAAGGCGAATGGGAAGGCTAAGCGAAAATCCGAAGACAATGCGAAGAAATCTGATATGAAAAAGGCGGTCAAATCCAGAAGAACGCTCAGCGACGCTGACCTCAAAAAGCGGATTGAGCGGATTAAGATGGAGAAGCAGCTAAAGGACTTAACTGCGGAGGAGATTTCCCCTGGTAAAAAGTTTGTTTCTGAGGTTCTTTCTTCCAGCGGGAAAAAAGTTGCGACAGCGCTGGTTACCGGGGCCGTTTTGTACGGAACAAAAGCAGCATTGACAAATCAGTTCGATATTAAAGAATTGGCTGGTTACATGACACCAAAACCGAAGAATAAGTGAAGAAAAATTTGATGGAGGACTTAATTCTATGCGGACTTATAATCAAACCGACTATCTGGCTCATTACGGTGTTCTCGGCATGAAGTGGGGCGTTCGACGCAAGACAAACAATTCCAATTCTTCCGGAAAGACTAAAAGTGGAGGCATTATCAAAAAAATCAAAAGATTCTACTCGGAAGAAGGCGTTTCAGATGAGACATTAAAGTCCGCTCGCAAGGCACAGCGAGAGGCGAACAAAGAGGACTTAGCGACGACCAAGGCCGCCCTTCAGTACAAAAATGCTGAGCTTGCAAAAGCTCGTGCTGATAAAAAATTAAAAACCATGATGCAACCATGGGCGGACACTTCTGACGATGACCAGAAAATTGAAAAACTGAAAAACACTATTAAAGATCTGAAGGATGAGGAAAAGTATTACGAAAAGATAAAAGTCAACGAGATTGTAACTAAAAAGTCTATTGCGGACGGGCGAAAATATGCAACAGCCCTCCTTGCTGGAATAGGTGCTTTAAGTGTTGCCTCTATTGCAGTGTTAAAGTCTTAATCATATAAAAGAAAAACTTTCAACGGAGGAAAAATTCAAGTAAGAGAGAAAAAGGGAAGCTGCTTGTGACAGCCTCCCTTGGGGTTATGTCCCAAAATATTTTTGGACATACTGTTTGCCGCGTTCAACATCACGCAAGTCGAGCGAGCGAATTGGGCGATGCAGAAAATGCAGCAATGCGGCAGTGCCATACACACGTTTTCCGTGCTGGTTGACGTAACCGCATTTTTCGATGAATGCGACTAATTGACGTTCGATCATTCGAAACCTCCTCTCTTACTTGAATTTTTCCTCCGTTTTTCTTCTTTACGATTCTTATTATGGCTAAATTTTATTCCGAGTCAATAACAAGGTGGTTACAATATGGCATTGTCAAACACGGCCGTCCCGAAATACTACGGCATGTTTCGAGATGCCGTAATCCGTGGCGAGATTCCGGTAAACAAAGAAATTTCGATGGAGATGAATCGAATCGATGACTTGATTGCAAATCCCGGAGTTTACTATGACGACAGGGCAGTAGAGGGGTTCATCGATTATTGCGAAAGCGAACTCACACTTACCGATGGAGCGGACTTAAATCTTCTCGATACATTTAAATTATGGGCTGAGCAGATCTTTGGATGGTATTACTTTGTTGAGCGCAGCATTTATGAGCCCTATGAGGATGGTTATGGCGGTCATTACATAACCAAAAAAGTCAGGAAACGTTTGATCAATAAGCAATACCTAATTGTCGCCCGTGGCGCAGCGAAATCAATGTACGGTTCTTGCCTCCAAAACTTTTTCCTCAATGTGGACGCAACCACAACGCACCAGATTACTACGGCTCCGACAATGAAACAGGCCGAAGAGGTTTTGTCTCCGATTCGTACCTCAATCACTCGTGCAAGAGGCCCATACTTCAAATTCTTGACAGAGGGATCTTTGCAGAATACGACTGGTTCTAAAGCAAACCGCGTAAAACTTTCTCCAACCAAAAAGGGTATCGAGAATTTTTTAACGGGTTCGCTGTTGGAGATAAGGCCAATGCGAATCGATAAGCTTCAGGGATTGCAAATCAAAGTTGCGACGGTCGACGAATGGCTTTCGGGGGATATTCGAGAGGATGTAATTGGTGCAATAGAACAGGGCGCTTCGAAGGTCGACGACTATCTCATCGTTGCGATCAGTTCTGAAGGGACAGTTCGTAATGGTGCCGGCGATACAATCAAAATGGAGTTGATGGACATTCTCAAAGGAGATTACATCAACCCGCACGTATCGATTTGGTGGTATAAGCTCGATTCAATTGACGAAGTTTCAGATCCGGCGATGTGGGTAAAAGCACAGCCTAACATTGGTAAGACTGTTAGCTATGAGACGTATCAATTGGATGTGGAGCGTGCTGAGAAGGCACCGGCTGCACGAAATGATATTCTTGCAAAAAGGTTCGGCCTGCCAATGGAAGGTTATACTTATTACTTTACCTATGAGGAGACACTTCCACACCGCAAGCGTTCGTATTGGCAGATGGCATGTTCTCTTGGAGCAGACCTTTCTCAGGGCGATGACTTCTGTGCCTTTACCTTCCTTTTCCCTTTATCCAATGGTGCTTTTGGAATAAAGACAAGGAACTATATCACCTCGTCTACTCTAATGAAACTCCCGGCGGCAATGCGAATCAAGTATGATCAGTTCATGCAAGAAGGCAGCTTGATTGTTCTTGAGGGAACAGTCTTGGACATGATGCAGGTCTACGATGATCTGGACAACTACATCACCGATTGTGGATACGACGTGCGTTGCTTTGGATATGATCCTTACAATGCAAAGGAGTTTGTTGACAGGTGGGCATCAGAGAACGGCCCCTTTGGAATTGAAAAAGTAATCCAAGGTGCAAAAACGGAATCCGTTCCTTTGGGAGAGCTGAAAAAGCTTTCTGAGGAGCGGATGCTTTTGTTTGACGAGGATTTGATGACCTTTGCAATGGGGAACTGCATTACGTTGGAAGACACAAATGGAAACAGGAAACTTTTAAAGAAGCGATATGAGCAGAAAATCGACGCTGTTGCAGCTATGATGGATGCCTATATTGCCTATAAAGCCAACAAAGATGCTTTTGAATAATTGTATTCGTTGGTTAGCTTAAACTAACTGTTTAAAAGGCGGTGAACATTCAAAATGGACATGTCTATGGGTTCCAGGTTTAAACGAGCCTGGAACACTTTCTTTAACAGAGACCCTACGCACTCTTACAACGATACCGGACCCGGATATTTCTACCGTCCGGACCGTACTCGTTTCAGCCGGGGCAATGAGCGTTCAATTGTTACTTCTGTTTACAATCGAATTAGCTTAGACGGTGCAGCTATTTCTATTCACCATGTTCGACTGGATGAAAACGAGCGATATATTTCAAACGTTTCATCCAAACTGAACAACTGCTTGACACTGGAAGCAAACCTCGACCAAACGGCACGAGCTTTTCGACAAGACGTAATCATGTCGATGCTCGACGAGGGCTGTGTCGCTATTGTTCCGGTGGAAACGACCGATAATCCGGAAGAAACCGGGGGTTATGACATCCTGTCTATGCGTGTCGGTAAAATTCTTGAATGGTATCCACAGCATGTCAAAGTTCGTGTGTACAACGAATGGACAGGGGAGAAGCAAGACATTACAGTTCCGAAAAGCACGGTTGCAATTGTAGAAAACCCTTTGTATGCCGTTATCAATGAGCCCAATTCTACAATGCAGCGACTTATTCGGAAACTTAATTTGTTGGATGTCGTTGATGAGCAAAGCAGCTCTGGTAAGTTAGACCTTATCATTCAGCTGCCATACGTCATCAAGACCGAAGCAAGGCGTCAACAAGCTGAAAACAGGCGTAAAGATATCGAAAATCAGTTGTCAGGTTCAAAGTATGGAATCGCTTATACCGATGGTACGGAGCGCATTACACAGTTGAATCGTTCAGTGGAAAACAACCTGATGAAGCAGATTGAATTTCTAACGAGCATGCTATACAGCCAGTTAGGAATCACTCAAAGCGTTATGGATGGGACCGCTGACGAGAAAACGATGCTGAACTATAACAACAGAACGATAGAGCCTATCGTTTCAGCGATTGTTGATGAAATGAAACGAAAGTTTCTTACAAAAACAGCTCGGTCTCAATCTCAGTCGATCATGTTCTTTACAGATCCGTTCCGTCTGGTGCCGGTTGACAATATTGCAGAAATTGCAGACAAATTCACCCGGAACGAAATCATGACATCGAATGAGTTCAGACAAATCATTGGTATGAAACCGTCTGACGATCCGAGAGCTGACGAACTTAGAAATAAGAATCTCAGCGAACCTGGCGGCGAGAAGACTGAGCAAATAAAAAGCCAGGAGGAAAATCAAAATGGAGAAATATGATTTTAGTGGCTGGGCCACTAGAAACGATTTGCTCTGTTCGGATGGACGGACCATTCGAAAAGATGCATTCAAGCACTGCGATGGTAAAACTGTTCCGTTGGTTTGGAACCACAACCATTCCGATCCGGATAATGTTCTTGGTCATGCGCTGCTGGAGAACCGAAACGAAGGCGTTTACGCCTACTGTTCTTTCAACAACACTGAAAACGCAAAAAACATCAAAGAGGCCGTTCGTCATGGCGACGTTCGGTCTCTTTCTATTTTTGCCAATCAGCTGAAGCAGGCCGGCAGCGATGTGATTCACGGCGCTATTCGTGAAGTGAGTCTGGTTCTGGCTGGGGCAAATCCCGGAGCCTTTATCGATTCCGTCATGGCTCATGGCGATGGCGTTGAGACCGGCATCATTCTTGGATACGACGAGAACATTATGCTCTATCATTCGGAAGATGCTGCGGACACTTCTGATAAGAAGGAAGAGTCCGACAAGAGCGAGGAAAAAGAGGAAACCATCGCAGACGTATTCGACACGTTTTCTGAAAAACAGAAAACCGTTGTTTACGCGATGATTGCGAAGGCCGTTGAAGACGCAGACAACGAAGAAGATTCGAAAGACGATTCTGAAGGAGGAAACGACACTATGAAACACAATGTATTTGAGCCCGAGGTCAATGAAGATACCAATGTTCTGAGCCATGACGCAATGAACGCGATCATTGGCGACAGCAAGCGCTTTGGCTCCATGAAGGAGAGCTTCTTGCAGCATGCGGGTACATATGGAATCGATCAAATCGATTATCTGTTCCCCGATGCTCAGAACATGACCAATCAGCCGATTTTCATTTCCCGTGATATGGGCTGGGTGAACAAGGTCATGAGTTCTGTTCATCACACTCCGTTCTCTCGCATTAAATCCATCTTCGCGGACATCACCGAGGATGAGGCTCGTGCGAAGGGCTACATCAAAGGCAAGCTGAAGAAGGAAGAGGTCTTCTCCCTGCTGAAGCGCACCACTATTCCTACGACCGTTTACAAGAAACAGAAGATGGATCGTGATGATGTGGTTGACATCACGGATTTCGATGTGGTGGCGTGGCTGAAGACTGAGATGCGCATGATGCTGAACGAGGAGCTTGCTCGCGCTTATCTGGTTGGTGACGGCCGTCTGGCTTCCAGCGATGACAAGATCAATGAAACCAACATCCGTCCGATCTGGACTGACGAGGATCTGTATACAATCAAGGCTGTCTTCACGGCGAAGGCTGATGCCGATACAAATGCGAAAGAGTTCATCCGCACCATCGTCAAGGCCCGCAAGGACTACAAAGGCTCTGGTAATCCGGTTCTGTTCACGACTGAGGACATGCTGACCGACTGCCTGCTGCTGACGGATAATGAGGGTCGTGACCTGTATGATTCCGTCGAGAAACTAACGAAGAAGCTGCGTGTCAGCGAGATCGTGACGGTTCCTGTGATGGAGGGTCTGACTCGTGAGGTTGCGGGTAAGACCCGTACTCTGTTTGGTATCGTGGTCAACCTGAACGACTACAATGTTGGTGCTGATAAGGGCGGCGCTGTGAACATGTTCGATGACTTCGACATCGACTACAACCAGCAGAAATATCTGATCGAGACCCGTTGCTCTAGCGCTCTGACGAAGCCTTACTCCGCCATCGCTGTTGAGATGGAAAAGGTCGCTGGAGGCTGATCATTCTCAGCTTTCAAAATGAATAAGGAGGTATTTGAAAATGGCGAATAGCCTTGATCCGCTTCCGTCCATTCCTACTAATCCTAATAAGCTTCATCGGATATACTCCGATAGCGAGGAGCGAAACATTGAGAAAACTATTCTCTATGTTATTTTCGATGCGGAAAATAAACCTCGTCCTTATCTCTACATCGATCCAGATGGTGGCGATGTTCCCGAAAATCGAGTCGACTGTATTACGTTGGCTGAGCTGTTTAAGAATGGTCTCTTGATTTCTATAAAGAATTCTTTTGTCTTACCATATGATATGACCATTGTCAATCTTGGAAACGACAAATTTTACACTTCCGTTTTTACTGCTATGTCACAGGACATTTCCTACAACTCAACTATGCTCAGTGTTCTTACTCCTGTGAGTTTTAACTCTATGGAGTTTAATCCTGGCTGAGCCGAGGAAAATGAGTCATGGCTAAGTTTTACGGAAAGGTCGGTTATGTTGAGACGGTTGAAACACGGCCCGGCGTCTTTACTCAGTCCGTAACGGAGCGTACGTATTGCGGCGATCTTGTTCGAAATAGCCGCAAGTGGCAAACGAGCGGTAATGTCAATGACGATGTGAACGTGAACAACGAAATCAGCATTGTGGCCGATCCGTTCGCTTATGATCATTTCGCTTTCATCCGGTATGTTGAGTACATGGGAGTTCTCTGGAACGTAACAGCCGTCGAAGTTCAAAGACCTAGACTTATTTTAAGCGTGGGAGGAGTATACAATGGCCAGCAGCCTTGACTTGCAGCGAGAGTTTCAAGCTTTATGCAAGAACGTGTATTTTCAACCTCCCGAATCGGTGAAACTCTCGTATCCCTGCATCATTTATAAGCGGTCCGCAGGCGATACGAGGTTTGCTGACAACAAAAAATATTCCTATACGGCGGGTTATGATGTAGTGGTTGTTGAGACGGACCCCGATCGGAAGCTGGCGACAGATGTGTATATACACTTCGTCTACTGCCGAGAGGGGTCTCCTTATGTCTCAAACAACCTTTATCATAGTCCGTTTATTATCTATTTCTAAGGAGGAATAACTACATGGCAAAACTTATTTGGGACGAAATCGGAAAACGCCTTTATGAGACTGGCGTTGACCATGGTGTTCTTTATCGATACAAAAAGCCAAATGCGACTGCTGAAGATAAACCATATTCCGGCGGTGTTCCGTGGAATGGCCTGACGGCTGTGACTGAGAGCCCATCCGGGGCAGAAGCGTCTCCGCTGTATGCCGATAATATCAAATATCTGAACCTGATGAGTGCAGAAGAGTTCGGCGCAACCATCGAGGCTTATATATATCCTGACGAATTCGCCGTCTGCGACGGCTCTGCGGAAATTGCTCCCGGCGTGATGATTGGTCAGCAGAAACGCGAAGTATTCGGCATGAGTTATCGTACCAAGATTGGTAACGACACCGAAGGTGCAGACCATGGCTATAAGCTGCATTTGATTTATGGCTGTCTGGCAGCTCCCTCCGAAAAAGGGTACAACACAATCAATGACAGCCCCGATGCTATCACTTTCTCGTGGGAAGTCAGTACAACCCCGGTCAACGTAGAGGGCTTCGCACCTACTGCATCCTTGACCATTGATTCGACAAAGGTTGCCCCTGAAAAGATGGCAGCATTGGAGGCCGTCTTGTATGGTGGCAATACGGAAGAAGCGCGACTGCCGCTTCCTGACGAGGTCGTTACTCTGGTTGGCGCGGCGTAAACTTTCTAAACTATATTTGTCAAATTGGGAGCCGTTTGAGTGCTTTACTCGCGGCTCCCTTCTTTTTTTGAAAGGGGAAAACAGAAATGATTAAGAAAACAATTGAGTACGTCGACTATAACGGAACCAAGAGAAGTGAGGATTTTTATTTTAACCTCACGGAAGCAGAGTGTGTAGATTTGGAAATCGGTACCAGCGGAGGCTATACCGAAATGATTCGGAGGATGGTAAACGCAAACGATCTGGCTGCGCTCATCAAGGTGTTCAGGGAGTTTATTAGCAACGCTTATGGTGTAAAAAGTCCCGATGGTCGCAGATTTATGAAGTCGCCGGAGATTCTTGCCGAATTTACCGAAACCGAGGCTTTCTCGAAGCTGTATATGGAACTCGCTACAAATGCTGAAGAGGCAGCTGCATTTGTGAACGGCGTCCTTCCAAATCGCAAAGTTGAACCTCCGCTGGCGATTGCTCCGAAGGTAAATGGATAAAGAAAATAACAGTGAGAGGGAGAGTATCTATGCTTCAGCTAATTATACCAGATTCTGACGAACTATGGGACGAGAAAAAAGAAGAGTTCGTATACAGAAAAGGCCAAACCCTTCAGTTGGAGCACTCTCTTGTTTCACTTGCCAAATGGGAATCAAAATGGTGTGTTCCATTTCTTTCGAAAAAGGACAAGACCCTTGAAGAGACCCTGGACTATATAAAATGTATGACCATTACGCAGAATGTAAATCCGGAAGTTTATCTGAACCTTACCCAAGAAAACGTTGATGCGGTAAATGCATACATCAACGCTCCAATGACGGCCACATATTTTTCTAACGAAAAAGCAACTGGCCCTAACAACGAGCAAGTGACTTCTGAAATTATCTATTATTGGATGATTGCTTTAAACATACCTCCTGAGTATCAGAAATGGCATCTTAATCGACTTTTGACACTTATTAAGGTATGCAACATCAAAAATCAACCGCCTAAAAAGCACAGCAGAAGGGAAATCATGCGTAGAAATGCAGCTCTTAATGCTGAGCGGAGAAAGCGGTTGGGATCAAGAGGCTGATAATTCAGCGAAGGGAGAAAAACATGGAGAAAAGTATCGGTACGGTTGGAGACGCTTATGAGATATTAGCGTCCACTAGACAATTCATTCTGTGTCGTAGTTTGACGGCCAATCCGGTTCACACATACGCGGTGATGCGCTTGGATGAGGACGGACATCCGTTTGATATCCGTGTGAGAGCCGAAAGAGAAGCTGCCGAGCGTGAATTCTGCTCGTGCTGTTTTCCGGGATGGTTTAAGAACGGAGGCACTACAAAAACTGCGTGAGGAGATTTTGTAGATGATAAGTTTCAGACAAAAGGGCGACTTTTCCAAACTAACGAGATTTTTAGAAAAGGCTAAAGAGGCTGTTCGACTTGGTGATCTCGATAAATATGGTCGAGAGGGAGTGGCCGCCCTTGCGTCTGCAACACCTGTTGATTCAGGCCTGACGGCACGGTCGTGGCACTACAAAATCGAGAACCGAAAAGGCTCGGTTGCGATTTCTTTTTACAACTCAAATGTTCAAAATGGAGTTTCGATTGCTGTCATTTTACAATACGGACACGGAACGGGAACTGGCGGCTGGGTAGCTGGGAGAGATTACATCAATCCTGCTATCCAGCCTGTTTTTGACAAAATTGCAAATGAAGCGTGGAGGGAGGTTACTGCCCAATGAGCAACGTTATCGACCAGAAAGTCGTTGAGATGCGGTTTGATAATAAGCAGTTCGAAAACAATGTTCAAACCAGTTTATCGACACTCGACAGGTTGAAGAAAAGCTTAAATATGGAAGGGGCGACAAAAGGTCTCGAAAATGTGGACGCAGCAAGCAAAAAACTGAATTTTTCGGGTTTGAGCAGTGCTGTCGAAACAGTCCAAGCAAAATTTTCAGCCTTTGAGGTCATGGCAGTAACGGCCCTTGCCAATATTACAAACTCTGCAATCAATGCGGGTAAGCAAATGCTCCACTCGCTGACGATAGAGCCTGTATCACAGGGATTTAATGAATACGAACTCAAAATGGGTTCGATTCAGACAATTATGGCAAGCACCGGTGCCTCCTTAGAAGAAGTCAATGGCTACTTAGCGGACTTAAACGAGTATTCGGACAAGACTATTTACTCGTTTGCCGACATGACGCAAAACATTGGAAAATTCACCAATGCTGGCGTCAAACTTGAAGATGCCGTTCTGGCAATCAAAGGTATCAGCAATGAGGCTGCAATATCTGGTGCGAATACAAATGAAGCATCCCGGGCTATGTATAACTTTGCGCAGGCTTTGTCGGCAGGGCACGTAAAGCTAATTGACTGGAAGTCTATCGAAAACGCCAACATGGCAACTGTCGAATTTAAGAACGAATTGCTTAAAGCGGCGGAGGCAGCCGGGACAGTCGAAAAGCAGGCTGATGGCATGTATCGTGTCCTGACCAAAAACAATCAGGGCTCGACGATGGACATGACTATTGATGCGACTAAAAACTTCAATGACAGCTTGAATTATCAGTGGATGACCACGGAAGTGCTGGTTGATACGCTGAAAGATTATGCTGATGAAACAACAGAAATCGGCAAGAAGGCCTTTTCGGCGGCGCAGGATGTAAAGACATTCAGCCAATTGATGGACACGCTCAAAGAAGCGGTTGGCTCTGGTTGGGCTACAACTTGGGAGCTTGTGTTCGGTAATCTCGAAGAAGCCAAAGAACTCTGGACCGGTGTAAGCGAAGTCGTAGGAGGATTTATTGAACGGCAGTCGGCCGCTCGAAATACTGTTCTTGCTGCTTGGAATCGATCTGGCGGTAGGCTGGCTCTGATAGAGAGTCTTGAAAATTCCTTTAATGGCATTTTAAGCGTAATTAAACCCGTAAATGAGGCATTTCGAGAGGTGTTTCCTTCTCTAAAAGGATGGCAACTTACGAAATTCACCAAAGATTTACGAGACTTTACGGAAAATTTGAAGCTCAGCGAAGGTGCGGCTACAAAATTAAAAACAACCTTTAAAGGCGTATTTTCACTTTTCGATATTGGTGGAAAAGCGATTTCGGCAATTGTAAAACCGGTTATGAGTTTTCTTACTGGCGGCGCGGTTTCGTCCTTTGGGAACTCGGTTCTTGATGTCACCTCATCGCTTGGCGCATTCTTTATCAAGCTGAATGAGGGGATTGAGAACGGAAACGGCTTTGCGGTTGTCAGCGAGACAATCACAAAAGCACTGAACGGCATATCGGATGCATGCTCATTTGTGCGAGATTCTTTTGGCAATCTTGGAAGTGTGTTTTCGAAAGTCGGAAGCGTAATTTCAACCGTTGCAGGACACATAAAAGATGCAGTTGTCGGCGCTTTGACATGGATTTCAGAAAACATATCAGCCGGAGATGTGTTTGCGGGCCTTGCAGGCGGCGGGATTTTTATGTTTGTCAAAAAGCTGGGCGGCTTGGTTGACAAGATAAAAGATGTTCTGTCGAGCTTCGGAAAGAAAGACAGCGGCGCGGCGCAATTCTCTGATGTATTGTCGTCTGTACACGATTCTCTTGATTCTTTCCAGCAAGGAATAAATGTCGCGTCTCTTGTCGGTATTGGCGTTGCGGTCATGGCGCTTAGTTCAGCGCTCAGAACTGTTTCCGAAATTGAGCCGGGAAAGGTCGCATACTCCCTCGTCGGGATTCGTCTTATGATATCCGCATTGAATGCAGGTTTTAAATCGCTGACAAAGACCTTGTCTGTGTTTAATGCCAAAGGAACCATAAAGTCGAGTCTCGCTATGATTGCGATTGCCGAAGCGGTTAATATTTTGGCGTCAGCTATGGAGAAAGTGGCTAAACTTTCTTGGGATGAAGTGACAAGAGGATTGGCTGCGGTTGGCGGTGCCCTCCTTGAGCTGTCTGCTGCAATGAGAATTATCGGAAAAGGGAATGCGGTAACCCTTCGAAGCAGTATCGCCATTATCACGCTTAGTGCGGCATGTACAATTCTTGCGGATGCACTTCAAGAGTTTGGCGCAATGAAATGGGAAAACATATACCGAGGGTTGGCTGGAATGGGCGGCGCTTTGGCTGAGTTTGCTGCTGTACTTGGAATTTTAGGGAAAGTCGGAGGAGGCAAAGCTCTTTTTGGAGCAGCTGGGATTCTGGTCGCGTCATTCGCTCTCGATGAGATTTCTGAAAACCTTGAGAAAATCGGAAATCTTTCCTGGGAGCAAATCGGACGTGGCCTTGTGGGAATGGGAACTGCACTTACTGCTTTTGGCGTGACGCTTGGTTTGTTGGGCAAACTCGCAGGGGCAAAAAGTCTGTTAGCTGCAACCGCAGTTCTGATTGGCGTCCAAGCCCTCGATGAAATTTCTGAGAATTTACAGAAAATCGGCTCCATGACCTGGGATCAAATCAGTCTCGGACTATCCGGAATTGCGCTCGCCCTCTCTGAATTGGCGATCGTCTTTGGTCTCCTTGGAAAGTTGGCTGGATTCTCTGGGATTGTCGGTGCGGTGACAATTCTTATCGGCGTCCAGTCGCTCGGTGATATTGCCAATGCTCTAGAGCAAATTGGAGGCATGACCTGGGAACAAATCAGCAATGGTCTGTCTGGCATGCTGTTATCTCTTTTGGAGCTTAGCACCGTTTTCGGATTGCTCGGTAAGTTGGCTGGATTTTCTGGCCTTTTAGGCGCTGCAACTATCCTCATTGGTGTTCAGTCGCTTGATGATTTGGCCAACGCACTCGCAAAATTTGGAGCCATGGAATGGCCGGAAATCGGGCGTGGTCTTGCCGCAATGGGCGGAGCACTTCTTGAAGTTGGTGTCGTAACCGGAGCGCTTGGTGCTCTCACAGGTTTAGCGGGCCTGGTCGGTGCTGGAACATTGCTGCTTGCAGTTCAGGGCCTTGATGACTTAGCCAATGCGCTTGCAAAATTCGGCTCTATGCAATGGGATGAAATCGGCAGAGGACTTGCAGCAATGGGGGCAGCCATGGGCGAAGTTGCCCTAGGCGGCTTACTTAACACTCTTTCCGGTTTTGGTGCCGCATCTATTTCCAAAATAGCAGAACCACTCGGAGTATTGGCTGATTCTGTAAAGAAATGGGCCGGAGTGACAGTCCCAGAAGGATTAGGCGCTCAACTTGGAGAACTTGCCGGCGGAATCTTGCAATTCACCTTTGGTGGGTGGGGTGCATCTACAATTGCTGAGGTTGCTGCTCCTCTTGGTACAATGGCTGATTCAATTTCAAAATGGTCCAATATTGATGTCCCCGAGGACTTGGGGGATAAGATTGGATCATTGGCGAGCGGTGTGAAGGCGTTTACTTTCGGCGGATTTGGTGCAGGCGCTA